TCGATGTAGAATGTCGTTCCATCCAAACCTATTTGACACCAATAGGGAACGATCGTGCCGCATGCTTGTGATGTTCGAATTATTTTTCCTACGTTGTGAGATGATCTGCCGAAATTAGGCAGGTATACCTCCATTTTGCTCTCGCTTCGGAGTCTGTCTCCTCCTAGTGTTTTTTTCATGGCTTATTCTTTTTGAGCGTTTGTCATTTGATTATTTACGTGTGAGATGAATATAAGTGTTGCGGTTAAGATGTCATCCCATGTTTTTTTAGCTAGATGTTTTTCGGCATCCTCTTTAGTGTCGAATTCCTTCCCGTTTACGAGTGCACCGCACGTTGTGATTACCCATTTGTTGTTTTTGTTGCGAATCAGTACGAACGGGCCTTTTTTTGATACTGTTCTTTCTTCGATTTCGAGGTTTACACCTTTGAGTTCTTCTTCTCTTTTTTTGCTTTCAGCAAGTAGCTGATTTCTAAATTTGTTGTCCATGTTATTTAATCTTTGTTGATGTTGATACTTCGATTGTGTCGATTTTGATGCCATTTGCTTTGAGAAGGTGCTTGTGTGTGCATCCCTGCTCCATAATCACGGCAGCTGCCGCGCCGATCGCAGCTGCTATTACCGCGATCCATTTTACGATCTTCTTTACTTTTTCATTCATAGGTTTAGTGATAATTGAGTGTTAGTGTTTTTGATCATTACTATTCTTCTGATAGTAGGTTGGTACAGTTTTTTCCTTTCGTCATACTCCCAGTCGACGACTTCGTAGTAGCTTATGCCGGTTCTTTGTACTTTTTGAGTGGTTACGTACTCTTTGTCGTATAGCTCTCCGTCTTCTGTCACGTAGTATGTTCCTTCGTATTTGAAGTCTCGTCGCGACACTCTATCGGCGCCGATTAGCTTTACTAGGTTGCTTGATCTGTCTCCGATGTCTCCTCTGGCGTTGTAGGTATCAGTATTTTGTTTCGTATTAGTACGTCCTCTAGCTTCCTGATTCCAAACTCTGTTTTCCATATTTCACGGATTAGTTGTTCTTTCTTTATGATTAGGTCTGCGTACCCTTTGCATACTTCATTTTTTTCTCTTTCCGTCATATTTTTTGATTGATTGCCAGTATTTTACTGCGTCCACATATTCTTTGTATTGTTCTATTGTTTCTACTTTGATAGGAGTTTTGTTGTAATACTTTGTTTGCTTCTCTTCCTTTATGATTCGGAGGGCTTCGCGTTCTTGATCTGTCCATATTTTTTGTTTGTAATACATTGGTAATGCGGCTTTTATTCCGGATTCCGTTTTATACGTTTCTTCTGTGAATCTGTCTTGATACTTATGCCTTCTGAGTGTGTTTTCGTTTATGTAACCTATTCCGATCCTTTTTGAAGTGAATATCTTTCCGTTGAATTCGGGGTTGTCTTCGTCTCTCTTCGTTATGTATTTTATGATGTAGTTTATTGTTCTTTCATTCACTTCGTATCCGAAGAATATCCAGCCGTACCCCCATTCTTTCTCGAATTGTTCTTCTGTTAATTCTGTCCATATAATGCCGTGTAGATGTATTCTTTTGGTGTTATCATGTCCTAGCTCTGTGATCAGCCAGTGCTTTAGTGGTGCCTTGTATTTTTTCCACCATCGCTTTCTGAGTAGACTAATTGCTTTTTGAGGTGCTTTGTTTGGCTCTTTTTCGTCATATTCCAACCTTTTTAAGCTCTCTTCGGAGAATGTTAGTGTCGCAAATATAATGTTTTTTGGATTTGATTTTATTTCTTCCATTAATCTTACTCTCCATTCATTTGCCTTTGCGCGCCTGCATTCTTCACAGTGCCCGCATGGAATTTGAATCCATCTTAGGCGATAATCCTTTATTCCTTTGCTATTTTCATTCGATTTGGCGTATTTTGGATTCTCGATGATACTTGGATATAGGCACATTGGTTTTATTTGAAATTTTCCCTCTTAAAATCATTTTTCTCTTACCATTTTGTTGTTACGGTTTTATCCACTCCTTTGAATTGCATTTCTGGATCGTAATGCTGTGTTACTGTTGTTGAGTTCCTGGGGGGTGTTTCGCTCATTCTTTTTTCCGTGTATTCTCTGATCAGTTTTCCTGTTTTCCCTCCGATTGTTAGATTTCCTACTACTTGCGCTAGTTTAATGATCGTGTTTGCTATCTCGGTCCAGTATTGAAGCTCTCGTAGTTCTGCGGTTGCCTCTTCGGTTCTCTTTTTTACTTCGAGCACCTTTGCTTCTGCTCGCTGGGTCTCGCCTGCTGCATAATAGTATGCCGCTTGAGCCATTCCGCTACATGCATCCGCGTTTATCTTTTTGATCTCCGCTGATAGTTTTTTGTCTGCGTATATGCTCTCTAGTGTTTTGATCGCCGCTGTTCCTTCGAGGATTTGTTTTTCAGCTGTCATCATATTGCCCTGGAATGATTCCTCCCCGAACATAATTTTGCCGAATTTGTCATCCTCTATTTGGAAGTATTTAGGTATTTCAACTTCCTTGCCGTCGATTGTTGTTTTTTCTGTGGGTTGCCATTTTACCATCTGATCCCATAGCTGGTTTGCTGTGTCAATGAAGCCCTTCCATCCTTCAAACATCTCTTGCTTTACTTCCCATAGCCTTTTTTCGACTATTGATTGGGTTTCCTCTTTGTTTTTATCCGCTTCTGTTTTGAGTGCTTCTGCTTGAGTATTAAGTAGTTTAATTTCCGCTTCGTTCTTTCGCTCGCTCATCCGCACCTGTCGTAGTGACATCAATGCTTGCAGTTGTGCATTAGGATCGGCCGCTGATCCTGCTCCGGCAGCACCCGTTGCCCCCATGGGGGCACCTGTCGTCGATCCTGCTCCCCCACCGCTGGCCCCACCTCCACCATACATTAGGCCTGGAGACAATCCTGCTGCATCCATTTGTGCAACTTTGTTAGCGTAACTTTGGTCTTGGTAGGTTCTGTTGTATAATACTTGCTGCCTTTCGAATGCATTCTCCGCCGCCATCTCTCCGTATTTGTAATTTATTTTGGCTGCGTTTTCTGCCATCTCTTTCTGATCCCTTATCTTTCTTTTTCTGCCTACGCCTAGCACGTTGAGGATTCCTGACATGTCGCCTATGATTCCTGAGAGAGGGTTCATAACGTCTTCTCCTTTTTCGAGTAAATCCAGTAGTTTTTTAAAGCTCATTTTTCGTTCTTTTTTAAAAAAGAATTTGTATACTATTTCTTGTTATATATGTATAAACGTCTACCGCCCTGTGCCCCATGTATTTATGAGGTTTAAAAGAGGGGGGCGGAATTATCCCCCCTCTTGAGTTTTGGTAGAGCTTTATACGGCTGCTTTAGCTCTTTTCGGGATCGGTTTTTACTCCTGTCCCGAAATCCTTCGCGGCTTCGGTTTCACCCTTGTTTTTTGCGATCTGGCTTGCTGTGCTTTGGTTGATCTTATCTATCGCATCTATCGCTATTTCGAATCGATCTGTCCTTATGTCAAATTCGGGTTGTACTCCATCCTTTTTTTCCGTGTAGATTGTTGGAAATACTCCATCCTCCATGTTGTTGGCTTCTCCATTGATTATCTTCCTTAGCTTCACCTCTCTTGGGTCTGCTTGGTATGTAAGATTTGGATCGTTGATATATCCTCTTCTGCTTCTTGCTGTTTTCATGGTGTTATAAATTTGGAATTTGTTTTGCTGACATTACTCGGCGTGCCGTTACATCAAATGCTACTTGTACCCAGAAGTTTTGCGAACTCAGTCTTGACTCTGCGAATATGTTGTTGTATATCGTAGGATCAATGTATGTTGATGCGTTAGCAATCGCGCCATCTTTATCTTCTTCGTATACCCTGTTTAAGCACATGAACGCCAAAGGCATTCCTGCGGCAAATTCGCCGTATGTTTCGTTTACATCTGTTGTGTATTCGATCCATGATGGTTGTTTTCCTAAAGACTGGTATACGGGTTTGTAGTTATCACTAAGTTCTGTATTCCATGCTGCCACTTCTTCTGTGATAAGTTCCTGGAACCCGATCGCGTCCAGTGTTGGCTTATGGAAGTCATCCATACTCTCTAGTCTCGTCCACCATTTGTTGCCTTGACTGTAGTCAACTCGAGGTGTGATCGATCCTAAGGCCATAATCATACTGGGTTCCGTACACTTTATTTTTAAGCCTCTTCCGGATTTATACATGGTTGCAACTCCTCGTCCTGCAAGTGTTCCCAGTGGCTCATCGTCTGTTGCTGAGTTTGATACGATCTCGTCAAATGCAATTTCGCTCTGCATTCCGCCGCAGAATATAGGGGATTCAGGTAGTGTTGCACTCCTAATTCCGTATGTCGCTTCTCTCCATGCTTGGTAAGTACCGTCTGTGATCGCGACGCGGTTTAGCATATTGAATATCTTCTTTTGAAGAATCAGAGCATCCATAGTGAGCTTTCCATCGGTTACATCTACCGCTGTGATTGCATTAATTCCTCCTGTTGTTCCGTCGATCCATTCGGTGTTTAGCCAATTGTTGAATCTGTCGCTAAGGTATGTTTTTACTGCTAATCCTGCTTGTGAATACCATGCGCTCGAACTGAAGTATGTTGTTTTGCGGTCATGACTTGGCAGTTCTATAGGTGCTACTACAGCTGCATATGGCATTCTATTAGTACCTACTTCGTATGCCGAGGTACTGGGTGCCGCCAGGATGGCAGTTCGTTCATCGTCGATGTTTTTTAATGGGAACGGTGTTAGTTTGATTTTCTGGTTATCCGGCATTGTTATTAGTTGTTTCCCACCCGTGCTTATTTTGTATGCAAGTTTGACGGCCTTTTTGATCTGATACACGTAAATGTTGGTCGCCTTTCTCGGGTTTTCCGGTTCCTTGAGTCCCGGCGCATTCGGATCTGTTCGTTGGAATACAAAAGTGTCTCCGAGTTTTGTTATGCTGTCGCTCCCTACTGTTGGTATGTATGGATTGTTTGTCAAGAATTGTATCTCATTAACCTCTTCGGGCGAGACGTTTTCCTCGAATTCCAGCTTGATGTATATCGGTTTTTGGTCTGTTGGACTTGCTTCGTATGTTTCAGTTAAGTTATCCGTCCATGTTTTGGTCCAATTAACCCCGTCTCCTATCTGGATCGTTTTCCAAATATGGTCTATTCCGGTGATTACATATGCGTTTTCTTCTTGTTTGTTGGCGTAGTAGTTTTTGAATATATCCCAGTACGCCAGATTGAACATTGCGGGAAATCTTCGAAGGTGCTGATTAACTTTACTGCGTCCGAATCCCTTTATTCCTATGTATGCCAGTAGCGAGCTTGGATTGACTTGCCCTCTATTGGTATTTAGTTCATAGATTGATGCGTTAGCTGTAAACGCTTGAAAATATGGTAGTAATACCTTACTCATGTTTAACCCCACTCCTAGGGCGTTATTATGTAATGCCGCTATGTAGAGTCTGATCGGAATTACGAACACGTCGATTTGGTGTTTGAAGCTTCCAAATACAGGTCCGGTTGTTGGCAAAGTCTTTACTTTTGTCGTGATGTCGATGTAGAATGTCGTTCCATCCAAACCTATTTGACACCAATAGGGAACGATCGTGCCGCATGCTTGTGATGTTCGGATTATTTTTCCTACGTTGTGAGATGACCTGCCGAAATTAGGCAGATATA